ATGTCGTAGAACAGATTCTTGACAGTCTGCAGGTCTTCGCCGCAGGTCAAAGTCAGTGAAGCTGCATTGATCCAAGGTCCACCGGAACCGTCGTCGAACGGAGTGCCTGTCGCGCCGTCTTCGTAGAAGATGTCGTACAGAGTTCCGCTGCGGTCGTAAGTCACGTTGTAGCCGATCAGAGCGTCGACCAACTTTTCTTCGCGGTACAGGTTATGAGCGTCAGCGATCTTTGGAACCTGCTGCAACGCAAATCCGTTCGGATCTTTGCAGAGTGCTTCGCGAGTGAACGCCAAGCCAAGGCCAACAGTCTTGCCGTTCGGATGTTCCAGATAATCACTGGCAACACCGTACAACGGACTGGCTTCAAGTTCGCACAACTCGTGGGCCTTCATGTCGCTGAAGACACCCCAGTCCTTGAAGGACTCTTCGCACTCACCACGAGTCTCGACAGGAGTGATCGCGGAGAGCTTGTACTCTTCGCGAGGGTTTTCCTGCAACGAGTAGCGGATGGTTCGCTGAACCATCTTGTTGAACGTGCCGCTGGTCACGATGGCTTCCATCGCATCCGCGTCCATGTTCAGGATCTTTTCTTTGAAGTTCGGCCCGAAGTCCTGCTCAACGCAGAAATTCAAGTCGATATCAAAAGGCTTGATCTGCTTGGACTCGAGAGCTTCATCGAATTCTTCGAAGACCTGCTCGCCGTGCTTTTTGTAAGCGTCAACAACCTTTTTCGTGAGTTGGCGATTCGCCATTTTACTGTCCTTGTCTGAACCTCGGAATCACCACACAAATTACGATTTGAATTCGACGAGAGCGTAAGCCTGACTTTCGGCTCCACTGTCATTCACTGCCTGAAACACCTTCAGGCCGGCAGTATCGGTTTTCTGGATCGTGTCGTTGCTCAAAAGATTCGATCCGGCAACTTTACCGAACGTGAATCCCTGACCGCGAGTCCAGGTCGTCGGAGCAGCAGCCCCGTCAGCATCAACGATCTTGTACGCTCGCTGAAAGGTTGACCCTTCGCGATACAGAGCAAACGGAATACAATCCGGAGCGTCGTTGCAGACACCGTCCGCATCGTCGATTTCCTGCAGGTTCACACCCTGAAACTTGGCTTTCGCAGCAGTCTGCGTGGTTGCCAAGTTCGTGTCCCATGCCTGATCCGTCTGGATCAGTGCGGCCTTGAGAACTCCCGTGGAGCTATCGCTTCCAAGAAAGTCGCCAGGGCACATATCAACCAAAGTGTCCGGCGGAGTCATGTGACGGATGTCAGTGACCGCAGGAACCTGACCGTAATGGTGCATTACATTCAAACAGCGTGGCATGTCTCGCCCTTTTCAAACAAACGAACCGAAACGGTCAGTGATTACTTCTTCAGGCCGAGTTCTTCAAGCAAAGAACCCTTCTTGTAACCGGCCTTTGATCCCTGCGACGGACGGTAAGCTGGCTTCTTAGCCTGCTCTTCTTCTTCCTTCACTGGGGTTTCTTCTGTGTCTTCCGGATTGTCGTCGATCAGCATCGGGCTGATCTTGGACAGAACCGAACTGAATTTCTTGCGAGCACCTTCCTGCATTTCGCAGGCGCACTCGACGATTTCTTTCATCAGAGATTCTTCGATGGTCACGCCTTCGAAGACCTTGGTGAACTCGGCAGACACTTCGCCTCGCAACTTCTCAGTCGCTCGTTCGGCTTCCAGTGCGTCCAGACGAGCTTTCAACTCGTCCTTCTCTTTCTTCGCCTGAGCGAGCGCGGCTTCCGTCGCGTCGGTCGCAGTGGCTTCTTCGAGAATTGACTTCACGAGTTCTGGATGCTTGTCGCGGAGTGTCTTCAGGTCCATGATCTCTTCTTCCTCTGATTCGAAAATGCCAGCAGTTGTTGCCGGCTTCGTAACAATGTCGACAGACCGGAGAACTTCGATGGACTCAACAATCACGTCCCCGTCGGAACCGACTTTTCCGGACTTGATTGAGGAATTGATCGACATCCCCAACGACTTCGGAGCGTTCACAACATCCCACAAGAACTGTTCTGCAACAGCATGTTTCGGGTTAAAATGCACGTCCCCGAAGTAACCTTCGCCAGGACGGTACTCAACCTTCTGGCCGACAACAGCGAATTTGTCCCGATACGAGCGATTGGTCGTTGCTGTCGCTGGATGATCGATGTAAATCGATGTCCCCGGCAGTAACTTCATCGCTGACTTCTGGACTCCGGGTGTGTCGTAGTTGCGTTTGTTGAGGCTTCTCAACCCCAGCAACTTGACTCCTCGGATGATTCCCCGCTCTCGATCAATTCGATCTTCGGCAATGGCTTCGAACGCATCTTCTGTTACGAGGATGTCACTCATTTTGTTCCGCCCTTGCCGCCCTTCGGTTTCTTCTTGTTTCCGCAGCCACATCCCATGGCAAACTCCCTCTTGTCAAATCGCCAAAATGACAATAAGTCATTTTGTACGAACTTGACAAGACTACTGCAACCGAATTTAGACGTTTCGAGTCGGATCTTTCTTCGAAACACCCTTTTCTTTCATCGGATCGGCTTTATTGCCCGCCGCTGGTCCCGGAGTGCCCATGTTCTGCGGCGATTGCGGCGATCCCGCCGGCAACGGAAGCTCCGTTACCAGTTCTGACTTGCGCTGAGCATTCTCGGCCACTGATTCCAACCCTTCCGGAGCCAGAACCGTCTTATTCCCCAGCAGCCCACGATCCCACCAGTCTTTCATCACCTCGTGATCTTCCTGGCGGTTTCTCGTCTGAACTCGTGGCGGCTTGATCTCCAGCACAACCTGCAGCACGTCAGCCGTTGTGATGTCGTGCTGTCCTGACTCCGCAGCGTACCACAGAGCCTGTTTCAGGATCCGCAAGTCTTCCTGAACCATCAGACTCTGCTCGTACCGCATCGACTTGTGGAACGGCCCCTCAGAGACCAGCGTCGAGGCGAAGTTCCCCTCGCTGACGTTCGCCGTCAGCATAAACTCCGGCAACTTCATCCCCGCAGCGCACGACCGAAGCAGCGATACCAGAGTTTCTATGTGGTTACTGTTCCCGGCGCCTGTCTCCGGAAACTCGTACTTGATCTGCGATGGAATCGTGACCACTGCCGCCGACGGAAAGTCGTATGTTTCTGACTGCCCGCTGCTCGCGCCGCCATTTTGCTGCGTATTCAGGTAACTCTTCACCGAATCGCTCGACGGATTCCCCATGATTGTCCGGATCGCCCCAAACGCCGCCTGAAACGAACTCGTTCGCATCAGATTCGCCAGCAACTTCTTGGCGAAGATCAGTTCTTCGCGTACCGGCCAGTAAAGAGTGATCCCCCGGGGATCCGCCGACAACACGTTTCTCTTGCGATGCTGAACCAGAATCCGATCCTGAGATTCTTCCATTTGCGGAATCGTGTCGCCCCGGTAATTCGCCAGCCCGCCTTCCTTCGTCATCTTCGTGACGAATCGCAGGTCCGGATACCAAACATCCTTCAGGAAGTACGCGACCGGCTGAGCGCGGAGATCATTTGTCTTCCGGACGCCCAGCGAATCAAAGTATTCCTTCGAAGCGTCGTCCGGATCCACGAAACTGCTCTTCGGGTCATCGTCGAGATCCTGTGGCTCGCCAAAATAAACCCGGACCATCCCGTCGTCGTCGTAACTCAGCAGGTCGAACACCTCACCGTGCCGATCGCACCGTTGACTGACTTCCGACTGCCGCATTTGCCACTGATTCTCAGCCGTCCACAGCTCAATAAACGCCTCAATCCGCTTCACCGCATCAGAGTTCGGCTGATTCTCGTCCCTCGGCTTTACCGTGATTGCGTGCCCTGTATCAGCGATGTAATAACTGCGATTGTCCTTCGCATTTGTCCCCCAGGGCAACCTGCCAAGCTGATCTCCGAGAACAATTGCCTCCCGGACATCCTGAATTGTCTCAAGCGGCTCGTCGCCGCCAAACGGAAGCTGATCGCCGTTCGCGTTCACCCCGCCGCAACTGACTCCGAGTTCCTCGAAGATCCGCGCCGCAGCCTTCGTCGCCTCGATTGCCAGTTTCTCGTTCTCAATCACCCAACTCGTCGGTAAACCGTTCGCATATGCCATCTGATGTCTCCTTCAGCACAGAATACGCCGAAAAATCACCAGAAGCAACACGATCCATCAGCGAAGCAGTTTCCACCACCAAAACGTCGATCTCACCGCTCGCCGGTAAACACCGATGTTCGCGTTCTGCTGAAACGATTGGTCGACGACCATAGAGATCGTCTGAATCGCAGCATCGACGGGATCTGATTTCTCGCGGCATGAATTGCATCCTCGTTTACTCATCTCACTTCTCCTTCCTCAGGTTGTCCCAGTATTCCATCTCATATCGCGGCAACTGAGTACACATTGCCAGTGCATCCGGCCCGTCGTCGTGCTTCCCGACGCCCGGGATGCCGTCGAACTGCTTGATCTGCTGCAAGAGCAGAGTCGTTCCCGGATTCTCGAGGAACCGGAACTCTCGCTGCGTCAGCCGTTTGTCCAGTCCTCGACGAATTCTCATTTCCTTCTTCAGCATGTCCTCGACCGGAATTATGATCCCTCCAGACATGAGGTATTTCGACAGCGCATAGTCCAGGTGATTCGCCGCGTAGTTCATGATCAAGTCGCGGAAAATACTCTGAAACTGCGTCGATTCAATCCCAATCAGGTCGCCTGATCTGATCCGGTGGTGATCCTGATCGCAGAACAGGAATAAGTCCTCGATGATCTCCGACGGCGATCGTCGTTTTAAGTCAGCATCGACATACGCCAGTTCTGACGTTTGTGCCATACAAACAATTGCCGAATAATCGCCCTTTTTGACTGATCGACCTTTGCTTGGGTCGACGCAGAACATTCGGACAATGTCGTTGGCGTGTTTCGGAACGGGGAACTTCTCAAGCGGGATGTAGAGATTTGTGAAGAGCTCTCTGTCCCACTCGGCACCAGTCTTTGAGGAGGCGAGCCAGCAGCCGTTCAAGAAACGATCCCTGTCGTCATCCGACATTTGCTCGAGTCGTTGACGGTAGGCAGGGTCTGACTGCATCAGGTGCGTGTTGTCTCGCAGCGTCGCGCCGATGAACGTCGCTGATGTCGTAACACACTCGTTCTCGCTCGTCTCTTCGTTGATCTCATACTGAGGTTCGTCGTACCAGTGAAAATCCGGCTCGACGTACCTGAAGTGCCGAATGACTCCTGATCGCTCGGGGATCGGCAACCCTGTCTCTGGATTCAGCCACCAATACAGGAATCTGTACAACCAAGAATCATTATCCGGGTTCATGCTGAGCTTCATTCTCGGCTTAATCCCGGACTTGCTTCTCGCGCGACCCCAAAGATACTGCACGAACTTCAGCGGCCACTGTGTCGCCTCGTCAATTGCCAATGCGTCAAGTTGGGCTCCCTGATAGTCCTCGAGGTTCTTTTCGAACTGACAGGATCCCAAGGCAATCTTCGCCCCGCACGGGAATTCAAACTCGTTGCGAGTGTGGTTGTAGATCGCGCCGTACGGGCGATACATCTCACGGCAATGATCCAGCAGGGCGCCAGACTTCGTTAACTGTGGGTACGTTCTTCGCATGATCAAACCGCGAAACATCGGGTTCGCATGCGGACCTTGACAGTGCCTGAGCATGTCAAGTGTCACAATGTGGCTCTTACCCGAGCCTGCCGCGCCACCGTAGCACGTCCATTCTGCCTCTGTTACCAAAACTCTGTATTGTGGATCTGAGAGCTTCATTCTTCCGGTCCCATCAGTGATTCTTTTGCAGCCATCAATTCTCGGATAGTTGTTTCGCCGCAACCCCTGAGTCTTGATAGATTCCACTCGGTAACTTCAGACAGATAAGTTAGGTTGCTTTTTCTCAAAGCAGTATGGGCTCTTGCCGAAAGCTGCACATGCAAATACAGGTCTTCTATCCTGATATCTCGAGGTGGGGATTTGAATACGAGCAGCATCCCATCAGACGGTTCTGATTCCTTCTCTTTGGCCGATAGATCCATGACACATTCGGTTAGTCTGGCTACCCGCCTAATTAAAGCGTTATGCGACTCAATCAGACTCTGTATCTGCTGAGGCAAGAGAATATCTCTTGCGTATATCTGCTCTTGCTTTTTTCGTTCCGCTCGGATCTTTTCCTGCTCGCTTTCAGAAGCTAATCTGGCGCGATCCTCCCTCGCCTTTGTTATGCCGAGAGAATCAAGCAACTGCTTGTCAACAACCGCAAACTCTGTCGCCATGGTTCCAATTCCTTCAAACAAAACAAGCAGCCAGCGACTCGGGGGAATCGCTGACTGCTTTCGGGGAGAGACTTACTGGTCGCGTTCGGTTACGTCGATCGCTTGCGAATCTTCGACAGAGTGACACGCTCGCGTTCTCTTCTCCGGGTCGAACATCGGAGAAGGTTCTGTCTTCTCAAACGTCCGCATTCTCGGCTGATCAATGCTTACCCCCGTTATCGTCGCCTTCACGTCCGAGGACGGACGACCTCGCTTTTTCTCGGATTGCATCTGAGTCAGCAGTGCAAATGCTGCTGTCCGTGCAATCGACTCTGAATCCGCGTTCTGAACGTCGCACTCGACGTTAATCCTGAAACGAAACTGCTTCGACATTTCTGATCCTTCGACTAATGGTTGTTGTGTTTCACGACGCTGTGAAACTTGAGGAACTAACGCCCGATTCTACACGCCTTGCACCGCGTTCGCATCCCAATCACATCCCCAGACGCATTCCGGAAGTAAACCCCGTCAAATGTGGTGGATGGTGCTGCAGACTTCGCCGTCGTCTTGCGGACCACAGGTTCTTTTTTTATTTTCGGTGGGGCCGGCGGAGTCGCTGGTCTCGACTCCATCGCCTTGAAATACCTGTCAGCAAAGCTGGGGTCGCCAGCATCTGTGATTCGGCTTGTGGCGATGGTGAGCAGAATGATAACGATTGATACGCGGATCATCGCTGGACTCCTGAACTGTCGATTGTGATGGTTGTGTTTTGCGGAATATAAACGCCATGCAACGGACATGCGTTCGCATGAATGAACCGACGCAGATTCGGCGTGTTCGTCGATACGCCGTTGCCCTGGTTGTTCATCGAGATCGGGCACAGACAACCTGCGGCGATGGCTGCGGGAGAGCCGGGGTTGGATATTGGGATCATTGAATCTCCTGTTACGATGAATTGCTGAAGTAGAAGTGTAGACGAAATGTTGGAGAAACGGAAGTGGGAAGTTGTTTTTTTTATTTTTGGATTTTTAGACGAGACAGATGCCTAATGCGCCGCTCCCCGCTCCTACGATTTCGTCGATAGTTCGAATTCGATAGGCTGCAGCCGACCGGATCACAGGCGAGGCTGCAGCCGACCGGATCACAGTCGAGGCTGCAGCCGACCGGATCACAGGCGAGGCTGCAGACATCCGGATCACAGGCGAGGCTGCAGCCGACCGGATCACAGGCGAGGCTGCAGACATCCGGATCACAGGCGAGGCTGCAGACATCCGAATCACAGTCGAGGCTGCAGCCGACCGGATCACAGTCGAGGCTTCAGCCGACCGGATCACAGGCGAGGCTGCAGCCGACCGGATCACAGGCGAGGCTGCAGCCGACCGGATCACAGTCGAGGCTTCAGCCGACCGGATCACAGGCGAGGCTGCAGACATCCGGATCACAGTCGAGGCTTCAGCCGACCGGATCACAGGCGAGGCTGCAGACATCCGGATCACAGTCGAGGCTGCAGCCGACCGGCGCACAAAAAAAGCCCCTGGCACAATATGCCAGGGGCCTTCGTCGCTCCGTTGAATCAATCCAAAATTTGGCAAAATCCGCTCTCAATTGATTCACGACGCTGTTCCGATGAACCGCTTTTGAGTCGAAGAGCCACGATATATCCGGGCTTTCCGGGTTTCGCGCGTCTATCTAGCATTCTCAGGTCCGAGTCGTCGCCGTCCAGACAGTGGAATTCGGTTCCGTCCAATGTCCAGGTCTTCGGGATGCGCTGGTTCAAGGCTCTATTGCCAACAAAATGGCCTGAAAGATCCGCAAACGCAATCGCGATATTTTCACCCCTGCGCAATAGTTCAATGCAGTCCCGTTGGTTCGCTTTGTTCTCTGTCCATGATCCTGTCAGCCAATAGTTTTCAGGCTTTTCAGGTGAAATGATGCGCTGAAGATTCTTGGTATAATCGTAAGCGATCATTGACGGAAAACGACGGATCAGGGAAAACCAATTCAGGTCACTAAAACAATTCAAACGAGCGACAAGCGTAGTTCCTTCTCGGTCGGCAAGTCTTTGTTCCGTTTCTAGTTCTGCTTCAAGTTGTCGCATAAATGCTGCGCGGTCTGAATGCAGCCAATTTACCTTGTCGCGCCGACTTTGGCCTATTCTCTGAAATACTTGCGCGAGGCCAATTCCATCGCCTCCCACACAGAGACGTTCACAGGCGGCGCTCGAGTGACTACAGACGGTCTTCCCGTTCGCTGTTGCTGCTGGTGCTAACATCAACGAGACAATCCGATATTCCTTCGCTTTCTCGGCGCTCTTGCGGGTCTTCGTGTTGGCGCTTGCCGGGGACAACAATTTCATGGTTTCAATCCTGTTCAAAATGGTCAAAATGAAAACCCGCTCGCACAATGCGAGCGGGTTTGGTGGTGGGTCTTCTTAGTGGACGATGACGATTGATTCGGAAGTTCTTCTGATAAGTTCTTCCGGAACAACTCCGTCGCGTACCAGCTTCGAAAATGATGCTGGCGCAACATACTCGGCGCTGCGGGTGTTCACCGGCAATCCGATTGCCTTGAATACTTCAACGGTCTTCTCCGCGTCTTCCTGGCCAATCGATTCCTTTACGCTCGGTTCGAGAATCCGCACTTGCCCGCGCACGGCGATCTCTCGGCGTTCGCCGATTGCCTCCAGTACTTCGGGCCGAAGTTTCGTTTCCAGCTTACTGAGTTCGGAGAGCTGCTTTGCCAGTGTGCGCATCCGGTCGACTGTGCGAACGTAGTTTGTGAGGGTCGCGGTTGAACGTAGGTTGATTGTGTTCTGAGTCATGGTCTGAATTCCTTGAACGTGGTGAAAAATGAAAAACGGGTGAACGTGGTCTATCGTGAAAAATGGTTTTCGATTGTCTCTTTTGCAATTGCTCGCACGATGTTCTTCGTCAGTCTTTTCAGTCCTGTCTGTATTGCGTCCGATTCAATCCAGGCTCCCGGAATGACCTCGATTTCAATCCAGGTGAAATGTGTTGCGGTCTCGTAGTATCGCCTGCGATATTCAACCGGATAATTCTTTCCATCGTGTTCGATGGTGTCGATTGGTCCCTTGATTTGCCGCTCTCTTATCATTTGCGTTTTATCCTTTCTTGACGCAAGAAGTTTGCTTCGTGTTGCGAGCGTATCGAATGTAGAGTGTGTCTCCGGGTTTAAGGTCTTCGGCGTTGACATAGCGTCCATCGTCGGTCGATGAAATGTCGCAAATCATAAAATCTTTATTTGCGTCGAAGTCTGCCTTGACGGCTTTGGCGCTCTTGTAGTCTCTGCCGTAAGCTGGAATAACTGTTAATCTCATGGTCTAGGTTCCTTCGTTGTTAACTGTTGTAAGCCACTGAATGGCGCGTTTGATGTAGTGCAATTTCATCAGGCGCAAGATCTCATCGTTGAATTGTTTTCAATGGTCCACTATTGCCGCTAGCCAGGGCTCGGAAGTCCTGGCTATTCGGCGTGCCTTTTAGCGGTCGACTGACTTCCTCTCTGACTGTAGGGAAGTCCAACAGCCTATTTTTAACTCCGTGTTAGGTCACGCCGGCGTTTGGTTTCTGTCGTTCGCCTCGACTGTGGTATTAGATCGTCGATGAGTCGTGTTGACAATATGTCAATTGGACAATTTTAGGAAAAAAGTAGGAATAGGCTTTCAGGCCGGAACTCCAGCCGCTGAGATCAGGACGGAACTCCAGCCGCTGCCAGCCGCTGAGATCAGGACGGAACTCCAGCCGCTGAGATCAGGACGGAACTCCAGCCGCTGAGATCAGGACGGAACTCCAGCCGCTGAGATCAGGACGGAACTCCAGCCGCTGCCAGCCGCTGAGATCAGGACGGAACTCCAGCCGCTGAGATCAGGACGGAACTCCAGCCGCTGAGATCTGGAC